CAATGAGTTGATATTTTCAGCAGCATCAGGCGCTCTTTTCAACGCCTCTCGGAAAGCAGCCAGCATTTCTGGGGTAATGATTCCACCAGACGTATACGCCTGCTCGTACAGTTGATTCCTTGCAGCCACACGTTCAGCCTCAGATGCCTTGAATCCACGCAGAACATTGGGGTCTTTGATGTCACCCGTTAATGTTTGTTGAATGTCTGCAATGGCACCTTCACGCAAAGCCTCTGGCCTAGTTCCCAATGACCCTCTCAAAATGCTGGCTGGTTGACCGCCCTGTGCATAAAGCAATCGCACTGCGCTCAACAAGGCTTGGTTTTCCGACAAAGGCTCACCAGCAGCCACCCGCTGCACGATCTCATCTGGCGTCATTTGGGTTGCTTCAGTGATGCGCCTGATCTCAGTCTCCACCGACCTTGAAAACTTATCGCCAAACTTTCTGGCAGCAAAATCAAGAACAGGGTCAGCAAGAGCGCCAAGAATCTTCAGACCACCAAAGGCTAACGGGGCTATTGTTGCGCCAGTTGCTGCACCAGCCACCGTTGGCCCAAGTCTCTCCATCACATCGCCCTCGGCCCTGCCAAAGGCACTGCCTGCACCCATGCCAGCACCAACGCCAGCAACCTTGGCAGCAGACCTCACTAGTGTTGCGCCAGCGGCTGGTGCGCCAACAAGCGCCAACGGCAATGACCCGCCAATCTCAGCAGCAGTTGATGCAATTGGGCTGGCGGCTTGGTAATTCTTCAGCTTGAGTCGAATATCCCTCAAGGCGTCTTCTCTGGATTGACCCGTCAATGATCGCAAGTAGGCTTCAATTTCATCAGCCGTGTTGAGCGATATGCCTTGCGCTGCTTGCCGTAGCAATTGTGAGGGTGGCTCTGCCTGGTTGGGGTCCAGGACACTGCGGCTGAATGTTTGCTCTAAATCTACTTTTTTTATATGAGCACTGATTTCCTCGTCAGTATAGCCCTGTGCCTTTGCTTGCTGAATTTCTTCTGCTCTTGTTGCCATGATTAGCCACCCCTTGACTGTGTTTTCGCTTCATGCTTTTTAACCAACTCCAATAATTGGGCTGTAGTGTTTGCCTTGCCGATATTTACTTTTTTACCGTCAGGGTTGGTGTACATAACATTCCCGTTTTTTGTATTCCAATCTACATTGTCAGGTATCTGTTGCGGTGCTGCTGCGCCTGGTCTTGTTGGCATTGCTGGAACAGGTGCTAGACGTTCTGGTGCAGCCACTGGCCTCACTGGTGTCGCCAATTGTCCTGACAGAAGTCCTGCTACTGGCGCAAACGGTGGTGCAGGCTGTGGTCTAACTACTGCCACTGGTGCCGCCATTGGTGCTGGTGCTGGTGCTGGAGCCTGTAGCTGTGGCGCAGGTGCTGATTGTGGTGCAGGCAGAGGTGCTGGCGCAGGTGCCTGTGGCCTAGCCGCTGATGCTGCTGGTGCTGCTGCTGGCAATGGGGTAATAACGTCAGCAAGTGTTGGCGGTCTAGCTGGCCTGGCATATGGGTTGTAAATATCTTCAGCATTGCCGCCAAATGATTTAACAATATCAGTGTAATTCTTGGCCTGTCGCTTTAGTGCGTTTTCGCGCTGCTCAACAAGTTCATCAGCAATCTTCAGCATATTTTTACGTTGTTCTGGAGTAAAACTGCCACCTACTGCAAGTTGCTGCAAAATCAATTGAACTCTTTGCGGAACGCTTGGATTCCCTACAACGCTTTTCTTGTCGCCTTCCTGAACTGCTCCAGATGGGTCATACATTTTTGCCAAGTTGTAAATGGTTGCGCCATCAGCAGAAGCGTTACCGCTATTCGCCAACGCAACAGATGATTGCAGGGCGGCATACCTATTTGACAATTCAACATCGCCACCAGACTTCAGCACACCTTCCCACTTGGTCATTACATCAAGCCTGGCTTTAGCAACAGCAGTTGAGTCACGCAAATCAACTGATATTTTTGGAGCAGTATCAGCCTTGACCTGATCAACACGCTTATTGACTGCTTCAATCTGCGGTCCTGTCAATTCACTTATTGCAATTTTAGGAAACATTCCAGCTGCAATTCTTGTAAATTCAGTGCCAAAGGATGCTGGCGCAACAGTCTTTGCATCAACACGCTTATTGATTTCTGCGAATTGCTGCGCTGTTAATTCATTTAGTGGAACGCCACGATACATTTCCTGTGCAAGTCTTGCAAACTCTGGCCCATATGAAGATGGCTTTGCTGCACCAGTAGCCACTGTGGTGACTGACCCTGTAAGTCGGTTTTGTCTAACAAGACTGCCGCCTTCAGGCACAGGTGTTGTTGGACCTTGCATGGCCTCTTGTGTATCAATATACGATTTCAACTCAATTCGTCCTGCAGGCGTTGCCATCAGTTGGCGCAAGATGTTTTGATCAATGCCAGCCGCTTGCGCTTTTTGCAGGTAACTGGTATCAGCCGCCTCATCAATCATTACCTGCTCGGGTCGGCCTGGTGTCATCAGGCTTGGAATCAACTGTTGAGCAGCCTGGGTTTGCTGGCGTGCTTGCATATCAGCAGCACGTTTCCTCGTAACCTCTTGGCGTTGATATGCGGTGTCTGCACCAAGCAGAATCTTCTGCGCCAGTTCGGTGTGGCCCATTTGGTAAGCACGTTGAGCCGCTGGCCCATAAGTCTCGGGGTCATTGAGGTCAATGCTGCGAATGATCTGGTCTTGCTCAGTCACCCGGCGCATGCCTGGGTCTTCCCCGCCCAGCATCCTGCCAATGCCGCTGCCGAGTTGCCTGGCACCAGCGTAGATGCCAGCAGTAGCGCGTTGGTAGGGGTCAAGCTGTGCATAGGCCAATGCCTCTTGCTGCAAGGCAGCGTCCTTCTGCTCCTGATAACGCTCGGGGCTGACGCCGAACAGGGATTCAACGATTTGAGTCATGGCTTACCTCCCGTAGATGTCATATTGAGCGCCGCTATAACCTGTGAGTCCAGGGCCATATGCAGATGTGTTCAGCGCGTTGGTAGGCCGAAACAGGTTTCTCAACCCACTCGTAAATTCTGGGCCACCAAGACCAGACAAGAAGGCACCACCTGGGCTGTACGCATCAGCTTTTTGCTGTGATGCAGCAGCGGCTGTTGCGCCTTCCAACCCGTACCTGCCAGCATACGCACCGCCTTGCATCGCCCTGCCGCCGAGGGCTGCGCTTGTCTCCATTGGCCCCATGCCTTGCTGCTCCAGGCCATAGGCTTGTGCAGCGTAGTTAGAGTACGGTTGCAATGCCCCTGTGACGTTTGCGTTGTACTGTCCATACAAGCCGCTGCCAGCACCAAACAGCCCGGTGCCAAACTGCATACGCTGCTGCTCCAATGCCTGCTGCCTTTGCAACAGGTCAGCACCAAACCCTTGGCCTGCCATGCCGTACTGCTGGCCTGCTTGCATAGCGCCAATGCCAAACTGCTGGCGCTGTTGGTTTAGTCCTTGGCCTGCTTGGATGGCTCCCATGCCAAACTGCTGACCCGCCATGCCTAACTGTTGGCCTTGGCCCAGTAAGTTGGCACCAAAAGCTGCGCTCTGCTGCCCTGCCTGCTGCGCGTTTGCTGCCAAGACAGCATCCTGCTGCGCCCTGGCGTTGTACATGGCTTGCAGTTCTGGCGTTGTTGCGCCCATGCCAGTGCTGGTAGCACCAACGCTCAAACCACCACGGCCCTGTTGGAACAATTGGTTTTGCAGGTTTGCGCCCTCTTGCTCACGCCCTGGAGCCAGCAGCGCCATCTGGCGTTTCATGTATTGCTGCTCAACGTCTTGCGGGTTCTGACCAACGTAGCTCTGCCCGAGTTGGGTCAATGCCTGACTTCCCTGCGAGGGTTGCAAGTAGCCTGCACCTAGTTGGGCAAAGCGTGGGTCATCTGCCTGGCTTAGAGCAGCACTGCCAACCTTGCCAATGTCTGCCCCATACTGTGACGCGCCGAGGTAACCGCTTGCCATCTGTCCAATGCGCTGGTCTTGCGGCTGGTTAAGGTAAGTCTGCCCCATGCCATAGAGTTGCTGCCCAGCTTGCCGCAACGGGTCAAACATTCCTCGTGCCTGTTCCGCATCAGTCAACCCTTGACCAGCCAGGCGTTGGAACCTGTCCTGGTAGGCTCGCATCTCTGGCGTCAGGGCGTAGCCCATGCTTGTGACGCGCCCGGTTGCCGGGTCAATCTGGCTGGTGGTTGTGCCGTACCTGCTGCCGCTGACCCCTACTGGACGAAACCTAACCTCTTCAGCAGCCCTGTCGGAAGCATAACGCTGGGCGTCTGCTTGCTGTCGGGATGCGTTTGCGGCAGAGTTTCCAGCAAACAGTGACCCCGCCAAACCAATACCAGCGGCAAAAATAGGCATGATCAAACTCCAATCAAAACATCATCCACTTTAGACGGGTCTTGCTCGTCAGTTGCGTGGATGCAAAACCAAACACAATCCGTGATCGCCTTGACGCCATGCGTCAGCCCTGCCCTGATCTCAATGCAGGCCGGGGCGTTCACAATGTCAATTTCCTGTCCTCTCAGCACCGCCACTTGGCCCTGCGCCAACACACTCAGGTGGCTGAAACTGTGAGTATGCTTCAAGATTACAAAGTCAGCGGGAATCCGCATCTCCTTGGCGTACAACTTATCGCTGAAATGGTGCGTGATCATGCACTGAGCGCCCTGATTTCTTCCCGCCAACTTTGACGCTGCTGCTTGATTGTCTCGCTGGGTTTGTCGTAGTCTGGCATCAACTTGTAGTCTGTTGACGCAAGTTTGTCTTTCAACACGGCAATCCGGCTTTGGGTTACTTGAGCAGGCGTTGGCGCAAGAGCCGCCGCCAACTCAACATCCGAAAGCTCTACCCAATCAGATTCGATCAAGGACTCTTGATCAGAATCAATAGCCCTAATTTCGTTTTTAGGTGTCTTAAAGTGTTTCATCTAATTTCAACCCAATCATAGATAGTTAAGCTAGGGCCAATAGCAATTGCATAGGTGCTGCTTGGTTGAACAACTAAAGTAACGGAAACAAAACCACCAACAGTTTGATTAGTTTGCACGCCAATTTCATACCCATCAACATAACCAATGAGAGTACCGATTGCGCTAGTTGCACAAGCATAAACGACAATTGGTTTCCCGGTAGAGTTTGTATACGTTACAGTTGCTGTACGCCCACTACCGCTACCGAACTGGAAAAAAGATGTGGTAGTTTGGGAATAGCCAAACATATTAGACGCGCCAACAGGGGCAAACGCAGCGTTTGAGCTATCTCTAAATTTAAAACTTGAAGTTGACCCATCATATAAAAGGATTCCAGCAGCGGAAACAGAGGGAGCATGGAATCCAATAGCAGGTTGCGAACCACCTGTGCATTGAACTAAAACAGTACGATCAGAATAAGCCCCAGTACCAGTTGCTAAAAATTCACTTCGGTCGCTAAAAGATTTAACTCCACCAACAGTTTGAGCGCCAACTAAGTAAACACCGTTTGTGACTGACCCAGCATTACCCGTTGTGTTTTGATTTAGCGTGGGAAACGTGCAGTTTGTCAAAGCGCCTGACGATGGTGTGCCAAGCGCAGGAGTCGTAAAAGATGGGCTTGTCGCTAGAGCTACAACAGTTCCTGTCCCGCTGGTTGAGTAGCTTGTCGTCCATGCGCTGCCTGTTGAGTTGGCAATGCCAACGCCTGGGTATGCAAATGCAGTTGGCGCAACACTAGTCCATGTTGTCCCATTGCTTGTCAGCACATTGTTGGTGGAGCCTGGCGCTACAAAATTAGGCGCTGATGTGCCATTGCCCAAGATCACATTGTTAGCGGTAAGCGTGGTTGCTCCCGTACCACCGTTGGCGACAGGTAGGGTGCCAGTTACGCCAGTGGTGAGTGGCAAGCCAGTTGTGTTTGTAAGCACTCCAGCGGAAGGTGTACCAATGTTTGGGGTCACCAGCACTGGGCTTGCCAGGTCTGCTTTGGTTGCCACCGCTACGGCAATGGCGGCAAATTCAACATTGATCTCAGTACCTTTGACAATTTTTAGCGGATTGCCAGATGTCAGAGCGTCTTTGGTCGCAAAGTTTGTTGATTGAACGTAATTGCTCATGCTATTTTTCCATCCTTGAATTGAATCTCAATTTTTTGGATTGAGAGAGCAGAACCGTCGATGTTGGCCTCGTAGCCTGTCTGTACAATTTTACCCTGACCTGACGCTGGTATTGAAAGTTCTTGGAGAGCAACACCGCCGTTGTATTGAGCTACGGTTGTTGCGTTTGCACCATATTCCGCTACGTTGTACTCGCTTATGCCTTGAGCCGGGATGAGGACATTGGCAGAACTATAGTTTGTACTGAAATCAAATCCCCACTTGATAGTGACGTACTGGTTTGTTCCACCAATCAGCACAGCTTTGATTTTTTTTAAGATTGAAGTGACGTTTGCATTTCCAAGATCGGCATTGTTGGTGTAGTATTGAAATCTATAGTCGTCAGTGTCATCTACATACAATTCGTATTTACCAATGTAACCAGTTTTTCCGATTAACAAATCGCCGTTGCGTCTTGAGAGTAAGGCGGTTGGGTTGATTGAATCCCAAGTTGTCACCCTAAATGACCCGTCTTGAAGCTGCGTCCTGGTGTCAAAACACAGCGTGACGCTTGAGATCGGCATTGTCAACAAGTAAAACGCTTGCTTTTCGCTGTAAACCGCTTTGATATTTGCTGTACTTTCGCTGTTGACGTAGTCAATTAAATCGTTCCTGACGTTTTTGGACAGGTCACCAAGCGGTGATGATTTTTCGGTAATTGTTCTTGCCAATGACCTGACGCCAGAATTTGACAAGAAAAGCACATCCTTGCCGCTGTTGGCAATGCTGTCACGGGCAATGCAACCTATGCCACCAATGGCATCACTCAGCACCATTGTTGCTGGTGTAGTGGCATTGGCATACACCAGTATTTGACGCTTACCATAAATGACCAGGAATCCATTGTGAGCCGCCAGCCCGGTAATCTCATCGCTGCCGTTGGGCCAAACCCGGTCAACATTTAGCGAACCCGCTGTGCCAGTTGACCAAATATGACCCGCAATCAGGTCCGAAAAGTAAACCGTGTTTTTGACAGATGATGTGTTTGCTGCCCAGAGCCTGCCGTAAGCACTGATGCAAATGTCAGCATCTGGCACTGTCCCGACATAGCCAGTTTTTTCGCTAACCCTGCGAAATGTTGTGGTGCTGACTGTTGGGTCATAGATCAAAGGGTTGTGTAAGGTTTGGAAAAAATAGGTGATGCTGTTGAGGCTGGTGCAGTGCCAGTTGTTGGCTGTGATTGTTGGGGCTGTGCCACCACCGCCGTAGGTCAATTCAGTGACTACGTTAGAACTGTTTAACTTGAACAGCTTGTTGTTGCCGCTAAACAGGATTGTCAGAGTGCCATCAGACTGCACCAGCTCATGGATAACGCCAACATCGTTTGAGCCTAAATTGCCCACCGCCGCATTGACTCTTGACCAGCCCTGGCGTGAACCAATGCGCCCGTACTGGTCAATGATGGCGTTGGTTGCCACCAGAGCAAACCCCTGGTGTAAGTCCAGGGGCGAGTCCTGCGTGTTCAGCCCAAAGAACCCTGGCGCTGAAATGCTGGCAATTTGCAGGGATTCGCTCATATTGCGACAAACTCTTGGTTCTCAGGGTAGCGAGTGCCTTCCAGGGCAATGTAGTCAGCAAGCATGGTGCGGTAAAGCTGGTACGCCTCGCTGCTGCTGATGCCACCATCTTCACCGCGCTCTGTCAATGCCCGTGCATAGGCGTTCTGGGCCACCAGCACGTCAGGCACCAGCACCGCTGTTCCATCAGCAGCCAGAGTAGCTTGTGGAACCGTCAGGCTGAACCTCAGTGAGTACACGGCATCAGGCCGTGGGTACAGGGTTACCTTGGTGTCTCCGCTGGCGTTAACACCCTCAAAGGCGTACATGGATGGTATGGTGGCTGCTGGCGTGATAGCAAAGTTTTGATAGCGGTTCATCTCCACAAAACTGATGTTCGTCAGGCCAATGTTGGCTGTGCTGTTGATGGCGTCTTGGACTTGGAATTTTTGCCCGGCGCCTGTCAATGCGTACTGGTAAGTTGCCGCCACGGTGGTGACGGTGATGTCAGTTGACAAGACGTTCCATGAGAAAGCGTCCTCCACCTGGCGCTTGGCGTCATTGACGAATTTGCCAATCAACGTGGAGTAACTTGTCTCGGCATTGGTGGAGACTTGCGTTTCGCGCAAGCGAATCAACACATCGTTGATCAATTCAAGGAATGTCATCTGGTCAACCCTTCTTCTTCAATCGTTATTGCTACGGCAAAGGTGGATGCCGATTCAGATGTGACTTTCAAGATGTCGTCTTCTTCCATCACAAAGTAGCTGACGCCGCCCCAATCCTGAGTTGTGTTAGAGGTCACAGCAGTTTGGTACACCAGCGAGTAAGTTACCGCTGCTGAAGTGTCCACCCAATCAAATGTGATGTGCTTATTGGATGCTGTGGCATTGGCGGCACGCAGCAGAACAACCCTGGCGTAGTACCCCTTGGGCACCGTGTAGAGGGTCGTCAGCGTAGTTGCCGTAAGGTTGGCACCAACCGACAATGCTCTCATTTTTTAGCCTTTTTCGCCTCTGATAACGCAATGGCAACAGCTTGTTTTTGAGAAGTGACAATCGGGCCTTTTTTGCTGCCCGAGTGCAACTTACCGTTGCCAAACTCTGTCATCACTTTGGCAACTTTGGTTTTCATTTTCCGCGACCAGACTTCATCATGTTGGTCGCAGCACGTTGACCCTTCATCGGAAACTTTGGCTTGCCAACTGCCACCATAATAGTGACCGGGACGCCTTTTTTGTTCTTCGGTGCTTTGGACATTTTTGGTGCTTTGGAATTGTCGTACATCATCGTTCCTTGGTTATTCGGTTGCTGGACTCAGACTTTTGCGGGGTCTGCCCATTTGACGTTTGACAGGCTCTGGTTGAGCCTCTGCTGGCTTTTCTTCCACCAGCCGATACTCAGGGTGCGCCATCATTGTCTTGATGTCGTAGGGCTGCGTAAAGGTCACAAAGTTCTTGCTTTGCAAACACTGAAAAGTAGCCATATTTCCCCTTAAATGGGGCGGTTTTTAGCCGCCCCAGAACTTACACCATCCGAACAACAACACAACGCACGGTTGTGCTTGCCAAGTCCAATGTGCCGCCAGATTCGTTTTGGAAACGAATTGACACCACATCAGCGGCAGACACATAAGGCGTCACGCTGATGCCAGAGACATCAACCCCCATTGAGATGTTCATCACAATGTCACCCAGCTTGACGCCAGGCACGGCAATGGTGTTGGTTTCACCAGTTCCATCAGTAAGCGACGATGCGTTAAGGGTAGCAGACACAGACCAAGTGTCTGAAAACAAGCCTCGGAATTGGTCAGTTCCTCGACGGGCGGTTACAGCGGTAGCAGCAGCCATTTTGATTCTCCTTTAAGTTTAGACGCCCCCAGCCGTTAGGCAAGGGGCAATCACATTAGGCCGGGACAATCAAAGCGAAAGCAGACGCTGACAGTGCAGCACCAGTTGTCGCAGCAGCGCGGAGGTTGGCAACGCCATAGAGCGTATCAGCGGTGTACAGCGTAGCAAGGTACTCTTGCTTGTACTGAACTTGCGAACGGACTGCAACTTGCTCTACCAGCACCATCGCATCACGGTGGCCCATCAGACACACTCGGGCAGCGTTAGTACCACTGGTGGTATCGCAGTTGCTGGAGGTGTAAACAGGGATGCCGTAAAGCTGCCCGATTTCGCCGTTGCGAATCGCATTGCCGTTGCCCACAAATGCCTGCTCGGTGTACCGGGCAAGGCCCATCAGCGTGTTACGGCTGGAGGGTGGGATTAGGAAAAAGCGATTGTCCATTGGCGTGTCGTTGTCGTCCAGGCGCTGAATGGTCCGGCGAATGGCGACATCGGTCAGTGCAGTCTCGTTGTTGCTGGCAGCAACGTAGGCACTGGTGCCATCGCCGCCGATAAACGAACCAGTTGCATAGACGTTTGTGCCAGCACCGCCGTTAAAGCTGCGGCCCAACTGCACCAGATCGGTATCCACTTGCTTGGCAAGTGCATAACCCGCATCGCTGGTGTAGAAGTTACGCAGACTGTTCAGTGCTTGGGCTTCAACAATGTCCTCAATCAAGCGGCTGTACTCATAGTGCTTGTTGATGCTGATCGTGACTTCAGTCTCAGTTGCAGCAATCAGAGTAACAGCAGTGCTTGCAGCTTTGGCAGACGCAGAACCGCGAGTTGGGGCAGGAACGTGAACGGTGTCACCTTTCTTGCCTTTGAAACTCATCTTCATTACGGCATTGGCAAGAACCAGGTTCTTCTTATACGCCGCAACAATTTCGTCTGACCAAATTTCGGGGATAAAGGTTGCCGCCGTAGTGACGGTTACCGCAGGGGTGGGAAATGCCATGATAAAACTCCAAAAAAAAGGTTATTTCACTCGCCCTTCAGCATAGGCCGCAATGATTTCATCACTCAAAGCGTCATACCTGTTGGGGTCTGTCATCTTCAATCGAATGAGGTCTGCTCGTCGGTAAACCCTTTTGCCGCTTTCGCCTGTCCCACCAGTGTCAACGGTTGCTGCTTTCAGTGCCTGGTTCCTGACTTGTCGGTTGGACTCATCAGTTTGCCTGGCCTTGACGCCCCTCAATTCCTTGAAGGTAGTCAGCAACTCATTGGCGCTGTCAAAATCAAACTCACCATCAGCTTTAGCGTACAGCCCCAGGCGAACTGGTGACTGCTTCACCCAATCCACAAAGCCCTGGTCATTTGCCACTTGGACAAAATCAGGGTGCTGTTGAGTCAGCTTTGCTTGCATCTGCATCTTGTTGAAGTCAACGGCTGCTTGCCGTGCTTTGACAACATCAGGATGCCTGTCAATGGTGTTTTGGACTGCCTTTTGCGGGTTCTCAAAAAAGTCTA